ATGTAATAAAAAACAAGTTCTTGAATGGAAGAATGTAGTATGGGAAGAAAACAAACCTGAAACTGCTACTTATGCTTGCGATCATTGTGGATCAGTTATAGAAGAATCAAAAAAACAATGGATGTTAAAACATGGTGAGTGGCGTGCAACCAAAGATACAGAAAATACAGCAGGCTTTCATTTATCAGAGCTTTATAGTGTTTGGTCAACATGGGCGCAAATGGCAACTGCATTTTTAGAAGCAAAGAAAAACCCTGAAACACTTAAAACATTTATCAATACCAGTCTTGGTCAAAGTTTCGAAGAGCAAGGTCAAACTTTAGAGTATGAAAATTTGTTAGAAAGAAGGTTAAATTATGACCACACTACAATTCCAGAAGATGTATTAGCTATTACTGTTGGAGTTGACACCCAAAAAGATAGGCTTGAAGCGCAATGCGTAGGTTGGGGTAAAAACTATGAAGCTTGGGTGCTAGATTACAAAATCTTATGGGGTGATCCAAATGCTTTTACAGTTTGGAATGAGCTTGACACATATTTGAAAAAAAGATTTAAAACAGAAACAGGTAGGATAGTACCTATTTCTTGCACCTGCATAGACTCTGGTGGATTACACACCAATCAAGTCTATAACTTTACCAAACCAAGACAAGCAAGACGAGTGTTTGCTATTAAAGGTGCAAGCGTACAAGGCAAACCAATAGTCAATAGGCCAAGTTATGTTGGCAAAAACAAGGCAGTTCTTTACACGCTTGGAGTCGATACTGCAAAAGAGGCTATATTTAATAGACTAGCTGCTGAACCAGAGGACTCTACTTTGCACTTTTGTTTAGATTTAGATGAAGAATATTTTAAACAGCTTACTAGCGAAAAACGCATAACTAAATGGGTAAGAGGAAAAAAACAGCTAGTTTGGAAGCAAATAGGCAAAAGAAATGAAGCTTTAGACACGCTTGTCTACAATTTTGGAGCTATTTACATACTAAATCCTAATTTTGATGTTTTAGAAGAAAAAATACTTGCAATAGGAACAAAAAAACCACAAAAACGTGAAAATCCTAATAGAATTGTCATAAAAAGAGGCAATTTTGCTACAAACTGGAAGTAAATATTGACAAAAACAAAATGGTTCATAATGTTATATGTAGGTGTATCTATAACATTTATGAGGATTATTGTTGAGCAATAGATTCGACAGAACAAATTACCCAACTGCTGAACCTGCAAAACTTGTTGCTGGTGATCGATTTACTTGGCGAAGAGATGATCTTGCTAATGATTATGCAGTTGGTACGTTTGCTCTTACCTATGAATTTCATTCTGACGTTGGTGGCGGTGGATCAAAAAAATTTACAATAACTGCAACAGAAGCCGATAGTACATACTACATAGAGGTTGGCTCATCAACTACAGCAAGTTATACTCCAGGCGATTATATTTGGGAAGCTTATGTAACAAGAAGCTCTGATTCAGAGCGCATTATGGTAGATTCTGGTAGAACAGAGATTACAACCAATCTTGCTAACACAAACGCTGATTTAAGAAGTCATGCAAAAAAAGTTCTTGATGCGATAGAAAGTGTTTTAGAAGGCAGAGCAACAATCGATCAAGCATCTATGTCAATTGCAGGTAGATCACTTTCACGAACTCCAATACCTGACCTAATGGAGCTAAGAGATAGATACAAAGCAGAATATTTGAAAGAAATAAAATTAGCTAGAATAAGAAATAAACAAGGATCAGGAAATACTATCAAGGTAAAGTTTGGTAATTCCTCATCTTCAATTAATCCAACAGACTATACATAATGGCTTGGTACGATAATTTATTAGGCAATAACAAAAAGAAAGTTAAGAAAAAAACTTTTAGAAGAAGTTATCAAGGCGCAAATACAGGTAGATTATTTGCAGACTTTTTAACAAGCTCTACAAGTGCCGATGCAGAAGTCAAAGACAACCTTAGAATCTTAAGAGATAGAGGTCGAGAGTTAGCGAGGAATGACGCATATATCTCAAGATACTTAAATTTGATGGTATCTAATGTCATTGGCAAGCAAGGCGTAAGAGTAAGCTCCAAATCGTACAATGATGATAGGTCGTTGGACATTGGAGCTAACCTGCTGATTGAAAGAAGTTGGAAAGAATGGTCACAACTTGGCAACTGTACACTTAATGGCAGGCTTTCATTTTTAGACTGTCAAAAAATATTTATAGAAACTCTATTAAGAGATGGAGAAGTGCTGATTCGCAAAGTCAAAACTTCTGATTCGCCTTTTGGCTTTCAAATACAATTTTTAGAAGCAGATCATTTAGACGAGCAAAAAAATGACAGCACTCTGCCAAATGGTAGAAGTATAAAGATGGGTGTCGAGGTTGACAGAAATGATAAACCTATTGCTTATCATTTATTTAAAAAACATCCTTATAGCAATACCTACCCAAAACCTGCTCAAGAATATATAAGAGTGCCTGCTGAAGAAATAATACACGCCTATTTACCAAACAGAGCAGAACAAACAAGAGGTGTATCTTTTATTGCACCTGTAATGGCAAATGTAAAACAATTAAACGCATATCTTGAAGCAGAGATAGTAGCTGCAAGAGTAGGAGCATCTAAGCAAGGATTTTTTATAAGTCCTGACGGAGATGGCTATGTTGGCGATGGTGATTTTGAGGACACATTTAATCCTACAATGACTGCTCAAGCAGGTGTATTTGAACAATTGCCAGCAGGCATGGATTTTAAAGCTTTTGATCCATCACATCCTAATTCAGCTTTTGAATCATTTACAACTAGCGTATTAAGAAGTATCGCAAGCGGTTTAAATATTTCTTATCACAGCTTAAGTAACGACTTAACATCTGTTAATTATTCAAGCATAAGACAAGGAGCTTTAGAAGATAGAAGCAACTATCAAATTATGCAGCAATTTGTAATTGAGCATTTTGTTGATCCTATATTTAAAGCTTGGCTTGAAATGACAATATCGACAGGTTACATAAATTTACCGATGGGTAAGTTTGATAAGTTTGCTAGAGGTATAACTTATATACCTAGATCTTTTGCACACATTGATCCATTAAAAGAAATGCAAGCAAATGTAATTGGTTTGCAAAATGGCACAATAACTTATAGCGATATTACATCAACCTTTGGTAGAGATGTAGAGGAGCTTTTTGAACAACATCAAAAAGAATTGGAGCTAGCAAAACAATATGACATAGAATTAGCGTATCAACCTTTTGGAACTAAACTACCAGTTGAAGCAAAAATATTAGGTGGAGACGATGAAGATGCCTAGACCAAATGAAGGTATGAAAGCTGAAGCACAAAAGGGTATAGATTGGCGTGCTGAATTTGGCAGAGGTGGTACTAGGGTTGGAGCTACTAGAGCAAGACAAATTGTTAATGGTGAGAACTTATCAGATGATACTGTTAAGAGAATGTTTAGCTTTTTCTCAAGACATGAGGTAGATAAACAAGCAGAAGGTTTTAGGCCTGGTGAAGATGGCTACCCTTCTAATGGTAGGATAGCATGGGCTTTATGGGGTGGAGATGCAGGATTTAGTTGGTCAAAGAGGTTTGTTGAAAAAATGAAAAATGAAAAGGGTATTGTTAGTGTGAGAAACGAGACTATTGAGTATAAAGTTATAATTAAAAAAGGTGAAAACAAATATGGTGAAGGGAACAAGTTTTATTTAGATGGCGAGTTATCACCAAGTTTAATGTTAGAGGTTGGTAACACCTACGTATTTGATACATCAGATCAATCCAATAAAACACATGGCTTGCGTTTCTCAACAACAGAAGATGGTATTCACAATGACGGTCAAGAGTATAAAACAAATGTAAAAGTTGTTGGCAAAGCTGGCGAAGCAGATTCGAGTGTAAGTATTGAGATTGATGTTGATACGCCAGACCTATATTATTATTGTATTAATCACGCAGGCATGGGTAATAAGATAATGATACAAGATAATGAAGAAAGAAGCGTAAGAGGAACAGAAGAAACCTTGAGAGAAAAAGCAAGAGAGCATAATAAAGAAGTTGGCGATAACCCATCTAAAAGAACAAGTTATGCAACATTACAAAAAGTTTACAACAGAGGTATTGGTGCTTACAACACTAATCCTGGAAGCGTACGTCCCAATGTTACGTCAAAAGAGCAATGGGCAATGGGAAGAGTACTAAGTTTTTTGCGTGTTTTAAGAACAGGCAGATTTAAGTCAGGAAAGCATGATACTGATTTGCTTCCTGCATCACATCCTTTATCAAGTAAAAATAAAGAGGAGAAATCTATGAATGATAAAGACGATAGACATATCCTCAATGTTGCGGAAACAGGCGACAAAGTTGTTGTCGAGTTTGCAAAGCACCTTGAGGATGGACAAGAAGGCGAAGAAATGGAAATGACTGAAGAAGCACGCCCATATCATTATGGCGATGATGATGAAGATGAAAAAAATAGAAATGTAGTTGACTTAAAAGTTGAATACAGAACTATTGATTTATCAAGATCGGAATTTGTCGATGAAGAAAATAGACGTGTAAGGATTGGTGTTTCTAGTGAAGAGCCAGTTGAAAGAAGTTTTGGAATGGAAGTTCTAGGACATTCACCAGAAGAAATAAACATGGAGTTTATGCAGTCTGGACGGGCGCCATTGCTACTTGATCATAAGATGGATCAGGTAATTGGTGTTGTCGAAGAATTTAAACTTGATCAGGCAGCGCAAAGAACTGTTGCTGTGGTCAGATTTGGTCGATCTGATCTTGCTGAAGAAGTATTTAGAGATGTGCTTGATGGCATACGCATGAATATTAGCGTTGGCTATCGAGTAGATAAATTAACCAGAATGAAAGAAAAAGACGAAAACTACTACAGAGCAAGCTGGACACCTTTAGAGGTATCTTCTGTTGCTGTGCCAGCAGATTCTAGTCGTAAAGTCGGTGTCGGACGTTCTAAAGAAATTGCTGAAAAAGCAAGGATAGAAATAATGTCAGAAGAAAAGAAAGAAATTAATCTTGATGATGTTAGATCAGAAAGCGCTGAAGCTGCTAAAAAAGAATTTGCAAGAAACTCAAAAGAGATTCTTGATTTAGCTGTTAAGCACAATAAAAGAGATTTAGCACACCAAGCTATATCTGAAGGCAAATCTGTTGAAGAATTTAGAGGTCTATTATTAGATAACATATCTAATGATGTACCTTTAGAAACTCCAAAAGATATTGGTCTTACAGAGAAAGAAACTAAAAGATTTAGCATAATGAGAGCTATCAATGCGATGGCTAATCCTACAGACAGGAAAGCTCAAGAAAATGCTAAATTTGAATTTGAAGCTTCAGAAGCAGCACAAAGAGAGTATGGTCAAACTGCTCAAGGTATTATGTTGCCAGATGAAGTTTTAAGAAATTGGAATCAGAGAGATTTATCTGCTGGAAGTGATGGAGACCTAATCGGTCAAGATTACAGAGCAGGTGATTTCATTGATGTACTAAGAAATAACTCTGCTGTTATGCCATTAGCAACTATGCTAAATGGTCTTACAGGCGATGTTAAGATACCAAAGAAAACTGCTGCTGCATCTGCTGCTTTTATTAGTTCAGAAGGTGGCGCTGCTGGTGAATCAGAATTAACAGTTGGCAATGTAAGTATGTCACCTAAGTCATTGGGTGCGTTTACAGACATTACAAGGCAACTTATGATTCAATCATCTTTGGATGTAGAAAATCTTGTTAGAAACGATCTAGCTGCTTCAATGGCTATTGCTATTGATGATGCTGCATTAGAGGGATCAGGAAGTTCAGGTAATCCAACAGGTATTACTAACACTTCAGGAATAAACACAGTATCACTTTCAAGTGCTGCTGCGCCTACTTTTGCAGAAATGGTAGCAATGGAAACTGCTGTTAGAGTAGACAATGCACTTTTAGGCGATTTAGCTTACATAGTGCATCCATCTAACTATGGCACATTGAAAACTACTGAGAAAGCAACTAACACAGCACAATTTGTTGCTGAAAACGATCAGATCAATGGCTATAGTGCTGTTGTTTCTCCACAGTTAACAGCTAACAATTATGTTTTTGGTAACTTCAACGACCTGCTTATAGGTATGTTTGGAGGCCTTGACTTGGTGGTAGATCCTTTTTCTCAGTCAACTACTGGTACTGTAAGAATAGTCGCTTTACAATCAGTTGATGTCGCTGTGAGACATGCAGTTTCATTCTGCGCTGGTTCATAATTGAGTGGTTTTAACGACTAAAAAAATGGGTGGCGCTATTGCCACCCAACTTAACAAAGGTGAATATATGAAATATTTAATATTAACTGACACAGTTGCAAACAAAGAAAAGGTCAAAGCAGGCGATGTGGTTGAACTTCCTATTGATGAAGGTAGATCATTAGTTGGCTATGGCAAAGCTGAAGAGTATAAGGGCAAAGCTAAAAAAGAAACCAATAGAAGCGTAGGACTTGAAGAGTCTGATGCTCCAAAGCCAAAGAAAAGAACTAAGAAGTAATGGCTCTTGAGTTTGATAGGGATTTTAATGGCTATCTTGATGCAGATTTAGGTCATGGTATGACTGTTACCTATACTCCTCAAGGTGGCTCTGGATCATCTATCAATATTGTCTTGGAGCAAGAATATTTTGGTATTGATGTTGGTACTGTAGATGTTGAGGGTTTTCAACCAATAGCATTTTGCAAAACAACTGATGTACCTAGTGTTGCTCATGGCGATACTATAGTTGCTCCTGCATATAAAAATCTTGATGGCACTACCATCAAGGCAGGTGCTACCTATAAAGTTATAAATGTGCAACCTGACAATACTGGAATAACGCAACTTATTCTCCAGGAGCAGTAATGGCAAACCATGTGCGCCAGCAAATTCGTGAGAGAGTAGGTACTGTTTTAACAGGCCTAACTACCACAGCTTCTAGAGTCTTTGAAAGCAGAGTTTATGCTTTGCAAGATAATGAGCTTCCTGCTTTAATTATTTATTCAAAATCAGAAACTTCGGAACCCTTAGTAATGCACACCGATAGAGTAACAGAACGTGAATTATCTTTAATTGTTGAGTGTTATGCAAAGGCAAATTCTAATTTTGATGATACTATTGATACAATATGCAAGGAGGTTGAAGAAGCTATAGCTGCTGATACTACTCTAAATAATTTGGCTAAAGATGTTTACATAGAGTCAACAGAAATAGAGTTTAATGCAGAAGGCGAAAGCCCTGTTGGTTATGCAACTTTGACATTTTTAACAACTTACCATGTTAAGGAAACTAATCCTGACGTGGCAGTTTAACGAGGAAAATTATGAAATTAGTTAGTCCAAATGGCAAAACTATTATAGATGCACAACCTGATAGTGTTGAGTATTTAAAAAGTAAGGGTTGGAAAGAAGAAGCAACCCCATCGAAAGATAAAGTTAAATCTTCTTCTAAAACTAAAAACGAGGAATAATTATGGCAACTTTTTTAGGCAAAGGTGGCACTGTTCAGGTTGGATCAAACGCTATCGCTGAAATTAGAAGTTACAATATTGATGAAAATATTGACGTAGTTGAAGATACATCTATGGGTGATGCAGCAAAAAGCTACATAGCTTCTATTAAAGACTTTAGTGGATCAGTTGATGTACTTTACGATGATACTGATACGAATGGACAGACAGCTTTATCTGTCGGTTCATCTGTGACGCTTAACTTTGCTCCTGAAGGTACAGGAAGTGGTGCTGTTAAATTAACTGGTACAGCAATTGTTACAGGTAAATCTGTTACTGCTACACATGATGGTCTTGTAGAATCATCAATTAGTGTACAAGGTACTGGCGGTTTGACTACTACTACTTATTAATTATGTCAGCAATAGATAACGCAACAAGGCATTTTGATAGCATAGATACAAAAATTATAGAAGTCCCTGAATGGGGAGAGGATGCAGATAATCCGTTAAAGATTTATTGTAAACCAATTACCCTTTCAGAGACTTCTAAATTTATGAAGCTTGCAAAGGATGATGAAATACAATTGCTTGCTTATGTATTAATTTACAAGGCTTTAGATGCAGATGGAGAAAAGTTATTTAACATTGCTGATAGAAGCGCTTTTTTAGATAGAGTTGATAGAACCGTTTTAATAAGAGTTGCTTCCGAAATTATGGGTAACATAGACCAGGGGGAAATTAAAAAAAAGTAATTAAAGATAGGCAACTACAAATAAAATTTGTTTTAGCTGAAAAATTACATAAAACTCTAGCTGAAATAGAAGAAATGACTTTAGAGGAATTTCATGGGTGGATGGCTTATCTTGAAATACAGAATGAAGAAAGGGAAAAGCAACTAAGTGAACAAAAGAATAAAATTTAGGAAATTCAATAATGGCTAGGTCAGATATACATATAAGAATGTTTGGTGACAACCGAACATCTAAAATGTTTAACCAATTTAGAAAAGATGCAAGATCATCAAGCCATGCAATAAACAATCTTCGTAATCAAATTATTGCAGCTTTTTCTGTAAGAGAATTAGTAACAGCAGGAGACAGTTTTGTAAATATACAAAACAGGATGCAAGCACTTACAGGATCAACAGAACAAACTGCAGATGCAATGGCAAACATCAAAAGAATTGCTAATGAATCTAGGTCAGATTTTGACGCTATTGGTACACTTTTTACAAGGCTAACAATTGCAACTCAAGACCTAGGTGTTGCACAAAGAGACATAGCTAAAGCAACACAAACAGTTGCAAACACTTTTGTTATAGCTGGTGCAGAAAGTTCTGAAGCAGCTAACTCTGCAAGACAATTAGCGCAGGGATTAGCTTCTGGCGCTTTGCGTGGAGATGAATTGCGATCAGTTATGGAAAATAATGTCATACTATCAAACTTACTTGCAGATGGTTTGGGTATAACGACAGGTCAATTAAAAGATTTCGGATCAGAGGGTAAACTTACAGCAGAAGCAATTTTGCCAATTTTAATTAATGCTGTAGATGATACAACAAATACTGTTGCCAATATGGACATGACTATTGGCCAATCTCTAACATTACTTAGAACAAACTTTACAACATTAATTGGTGAGTTTGAAAAAGCAACTGGTGTTTTTGGCACTACTGCAACAGCATTGGGCGTGTTGGCAAAAAATATGGAACTTTTATTAATACCTGCAACAGCATTAGCTGTAAGCGCAATACCAAAACTTGTATCAGGAGTTGTGGCTTTAGGTATAGCTGTAAGGGCAAATCCATTGACAGCATTAGCAACAGGTCTAGCTGCTTTAGTTGCTACTGCAAAAATATTAAATCCTGAATTAAGTTCATTGCAAGAAAATCTACAATCTGCATTAGTTAAACAAGAAAGAGCTTTGAATAATTTAGTAAAAGCACAAAAAAAGTTTGGAGAAAATTCTCCAGAATTTAAAATTTTTCTTAAAGAATACGATGAAATATCTAATGAAGTTCAAAGATTAAGAGATTTAGTTATTGAACAAAATAAAGCAATATCAGAAACACCAGATGCATTAAAATCTTTTACAGATGAATATAACAAAATTATAGAAAAGTCAAAAGATGCCATACAAGTTGTTAAAACTTTTGGTGAAACTATTGAAGGCAAGCTAACTAATGCATTTACTGACTTTTTTGATATTGCAAGTGATGGTTTTAATGATTTTAAACAACTAGCAACATCAATTATAAGAGCTATTGTTGCTGAATTGGTGCAACTATTTATTGTGCAAAAAGCGGTTGGTATGATTAAAGGAAGTATTGGTAAAATTAGTGATACTATTGAATTTAATAGATTAACGGATAGAGGTACACTTTTTGATGCTGAAGGCGGTGGTTATACAGGCATGGGTGTTAGAGCAGGTGGTATAGATGGGCGTGGTGGCTTCCCTGCAATACTTCATCCCAATGAAACAGTTATAGATCACACAAAAGGACAAGGCATGAGTGCTACTGTAAACTTTAATATAACCACAGTAGATGCAGCAGGTTTTGATGAATTGCTTGCAAGCAGAAAAAACATGATTGTAAGCATGATAAATCAAGCTTATAACTCAAGAGGTAAAATGGGAATAGCATAATGTCAGGCACTTTCCCAACAACTATAAAACCAAGTAGCTTGTCGTTACAAGATAATAGACCAAATCTTATCAATCAATCTGTATCTGGTAAAAGAGTTACTAGAAAATATGGATCACAATTTTTTACTTTGGATATTACATTACCATCTTTATCAAAAGATGATGCAATGGATGTTTTTGCTTTTCTTAAAAAACAGCAAAACTCTTTTGATAAATTTGATTACACATATCCAATAACAAATAGAGGCGCAAATAGATCGCAAACAGATATTGTTGTTAATGGCTCTCATAGTGTTGGTGACACAACAATTGCTTTATCAGGCTTTGACAATTCAACATCTAACGTTTTAAAAGCAGGTGATGTTGTAAAGTTTGCAAATCACGATAAAGTCTATATGGTAGAATCTAATTTAAATTCTGATAGTAGTGGCAATGCAACAGTTTCTATTTCTCCAGGGATTATTGCTACACTTGCAAATAGTGAAGCTGTAACTGTAGATCAACCAAGCTTTAAAGTTTATCTTGATAGTGATATTCTCTACACAACAAATACTACAGGTTTGTTTTCAATAAGTTTTACGTTGCGAGAGTGTATTGAGTAATGTCAAGATCACTAAGCAATACACTTCTAACGCAGTTAGCGAATCCTACTAATACATTTTGTTTTTTACTTGAAATAAATACATCAACAGTTTTTAGGCTTACTGACAATCAGTTTGACGTAACTTATGATTCAAACACCTATACTTCTTCTGGTGAAATAATATCAGTAGATACAACACCAGAAACAGGAGAACTTAAAGTTGAAGAAACATCTATAGTATTATCAAATATTAACTCAACACTTATATCTGTATTTGACGATCAAAACTATATAGATAACACAGTTAATATTTATCTTGGTTTCTTTGATGATAATAATTCTTTTATTGATGCATTTACATATTTTTCAGGCAATATAAAAAATGTAGAAGTTGACGAAAGTGCAAGAGATTCAAAGATTACTGTTACTTGCTCTAATCATTGGTCAAATTGGAATTTAAAACAGGGAAGGCATTTTACCGATGAATCTCAACAACTAGCCTTCACATCCGATAAAGGCCTTGAATATGCTCATGTCACAAAATCAAATATAAGGTGGGGTAGTTAATGGGTATATTGAAATTTTTAGAAATAGCTTTTTATGTAGTAACAACTGTTGTTGGCATAAAAAACTATAAAGCAGCAAAGAAGCTACAAGATCAAGGACAAGATATACTAGCTACTAAAACTGCTCAAGGTGGCAAAATACCAATCATTTATGGAAGAAGAAGAGTTGGCTCAACACTTCTTTACATGGATACAGACTCAGGCAACTCAAAAGAATTATTTGTAATATATGGTTTGTGTTTAGGTGAGGTTGATTCGATAGAGTTAGATACTATAGAAAT